AAAGGAGATATAGGTAGTTAGTCATGTCTAACTCCCCATATGCAGTTAGTCACAACTAACTCGAATGGAAGAATAATGACTATGAAAGTATAACTATTACAACTAATCATTATACAATCATAGTCATTATAACATTACAGATATATAATATTATTTGCGGGATAATAAAGTGCATTTGCCAGAATTCTTCCAGTAAAAGCGGTATTGCCCATATTTCGTACTTGCAGTGTAGCAAGTCCGCCAGTGATTAAAAGATCACTATAGACATATGAATTATTACTGGATGCTAACTCCCATCCGAAACTTGTGTAATCATTGACTGAAAAATTCTGGAAAGATGTGAGTATTGTTTCTCCCGGTTGAATAGTAAAACTGGGGGTGTGTACTGCTTTCTTTGCGATATTGACCACGGTTTTAATTGTGGTAGCCATTTTTATCACTCCTCACGCAAGATACAATGTTATATCAGTACCACCGTTTATGGTGCCACTGATTTCCAGATAACCATCATAGGTTGTTATTGTCCAGTTAGAAACCTGTGCACCCGGTATTGATAAATCCATAGACACCACTTTATTAGTATCTTTGATTTTATCATCCGTTCCGGATGCGGGATATCTTAAAGGTAGCGTGTTTGCATTGGGAATTGAAATAACATAAATACCCGTACGTGTATACAGTTCGGATATCTGCTGATCCTGTGTATTATCCTTCGCCTGTAATGCTGAAATCTGCTGATCATGAGTTGCATCTGCCGCTTGCAATGCTGAAATTTGCTGACTGTGTCCAGAGTCCGCATCCTGCAACGCTGAAATCTGTTGATCCTGCGATGTGTCTTTTGCCTGCAATGTTGAAATCTGCCGATCCTGCGATGTGTCTTTTGCCTGCAATGCAGAAATCTGGCTTGTATGTTCTTCAACGGTTGTTGTTAATTCTTCGATTGCTTGTGAATCCCCGTTTTGATTAATAGGATAATATAACTCAATATCAGGAATCGCAGTTTGATATATATTTGTTATCGGTTCATATCTGCATATAATTTTGAATTTATATTGTGGATACATTTCACGCAATTCTTGCAGATTGATATTTTTGTAAAAATGGCCGGATAGAGTAGTATCAGGAGCAAAGGTTTTTGTTTCTCGGTTCAATACTCCAACATAACTATCCTGTGTTTCACTGTCCCATGCGGATAGAGCAAAAACAAGATTGCTATTTTTTTTCTGCATGAGCATGCAGTATTTTTCAGTTATAAAGTCTCTAGTACGTAGATGGTTGCTTGAATTTGTAAACTCTCCTGTTCCCGCGCTATAATAGCCTGTATTCCACGTAATCACTGTACCGGGGTCATAGTCCATCAAGCTTGTGATGATTCCATCAATATTATAATTAATATTGAGGATATAAGCCGCGATTGAATCAGACGCAGTTTCATTGAGTAAAATATCCGTGCCGTAAAGCGTAACAGACCCGGTTTTTGTGTTAACAGAAATTACGCCCGCATCAGCAGGAATATCTGCATTAGTCAGCAGGGGGAGATTGATAGCCTGACCATCTGTTGGAGTATATCTGATAAACGCCTGAGGCGAACCAGTACCTCTTGTGATGTATAGCGCGATTTCACCCCCGGCAACATCGCGAGCAATACCCCATAAAATAGTATTGCTATTGCTGTCCAGTTTCAGAATATCGGCATTTGGATTTACAAAAGGCGTAACCACGTTTCCGGTTTTTCCGTTGACAGAGTTTACACCCGCCGTAATGCGAACGTCCCCGGTCTGTCCGTTGACACTGGTTACAGGGAAATCAGGCTGATTTTCTTCATCATAGATAAGAATTCGCCTTGTCCCCTCAATACGATGGGCGCCGTCCTCATCAAACTCAATGCCGCGTTCATCCCCATCGCAAATTCTAAACAGATTCCATCTTTGCTCTGTTGTTGTCGGAAACTGGACAAGCGGATTGCGATACAGGATAACATCCCCTGTTTCCCCGTTGACGGACTGAACCAGATTTGCAGGAATAGCAATGATAACATCGCCTGTCATGCCATTGACAGATTTTACGGGGTAGTCTGGCGGATTGCTTGCACTGTATGCTTCTTTGACTCTAGCAACAATCCAATCCAGATTGATCTCATGAAAGTTAGTATACGGGAAATTTTCAAATGCCATAATATCACCTCTGTTTATATTATCCATATTCTTCCATTAGTAGACAAGGATACAGAACCGCCGTTTGAATTCTTCCGCAAGATACCTGTAGAAATTAACCCTTGGCACTAAATCCAATTCAGATTCAAGCATCTGCTGACTAGTTGTGACCCCGATATTGCCATGAATGCGGCTTGTCCTCGTTCCGGCATCCGCGATCTTTTCCCCGTGTGTCAACTCTGTCCGGTCTGTTCCTGTTATGCTGTCCGTGCCTGATCTGGAGCTTGTGCCGCTATCATGATCCACAAGAGCCGATGCATCAAACCCCGCGATTTTATTCTGAACCGATCCATTATCGGAAATTGTCCGTGTGTCGCTATTGCTTCCGCTTGTCACGTCCTGGCCGCTGTGCTGCCTTGTTCCGGTTGTCGTTTCGTCTTCCTGTCTATCGTAGTTTTCTATAGGATTGTATTCAAGATTCATTGCGGACCAGACCCGGGAGAAAGAAGATTGCATAGTTGCGGACCAGATACCAACGGCTCTTTTCAGAAATGGGACGGACGGATAAAGACATTCAAGCTCTGCGCATTCCAGTACAATCTCATCAATTGCGGTTGCCTTGTTCAATCCTTCCGGGAGAGTGAGCGAATCAAAAATGGTATTGTCATAATCATACATGCCCATTATTGTTAGCATTGCCATTGTTTTCCACCCCTTCCTTTTCCATGGGATTGATTCGCCATTCACAACTTATTTCAACTCCAAACATGGCTTTTGTTTTGTCTATTGCCTCATGGATGTTTTCAAGCCACATCTGACCCCTGAGGCCGGTTTCTGCATTGTTGGCGTTGACCTCATCAGTAATGAGTCGTTCCCTCTTGTCCGTGTTTGCGTTCGGAATGCCGATCTCGGTATCAAATCGTGCTTCTATTTTTCGCATATCTGCAAGGATTGAATCCGCAACGTACATCTGTTTGACATTCTGACTAAACGGAGTCCATAGTGGTTTTCCCGTATCATCAAACAGAGTTTTACCGACAACTACTGCAGGCTCTCCAGATGCCACCCTGTCAAACATCTTTTTATAGCTTTCTGCCATTGCTTTATCGTTGGCGGGAAACACGGTCGCAGTATGTGTTGACAGCAGATTGATATCAATTGATTGAGAACACAAGGCGAGTTGATCTGCATAATAATTGACCATGTCCATAATAGACTTGTAATTAGGTTGAAGTTTGATGATAGTACAATCTTTGTCTATGGTATAGGTCTTTGAAGGTAAAAGCGGGTTGCTGATAATGATATAGCTCGGATGATAGAACACATTATATCCACCGACTGCACCCCACTGGGGAATCACTCCAAAATCATCTGTGTTTATGATTGCCACATAGCCAAATGCATAAATACTATAAAGGAAATAGTCCTTGTCCCAGTGTTTCGGAATGTCCCACTTGTAAACACTCATTGCTTTTTGCAACAGGTAATCTCTGAAAAATCTTTGCAATCTGCTATCTCTACAATGAACCGTTGACGGTGAAAACGATGCATTGTATTTATTAATATCTTCATATCCTGCGGGAATAGTTACGCCTAACATTTTTTAACCCCCTTTTTCTGTTACTGAAAAGGTAATAAAACCAATCTCCCGGAATAAAACCGGGATTGCCTGCAAAATAATCAAACCAATACCTGGCATTCGCCTGCCGTGTTTCCAGTGTTCCGGGATCGGATGATTCATAGCATGCTTGCCAGACGTGAGCGGATACTTCTGGAGTCTGATCATTGGTTGGGTAATTGTCCCATGTCCACCGGATGCCGTTTATCTGGTACGAAGTCCATTGTATATTGGTTTCCTTCTCGCGTTGAATTCTATACATCTGGGTGTTCCCATCATACCAATTCAATCCGTTCCGCATGGCGAAGGAAACCAGTTTCTGACCCGCCGGGCTTGTATCCGTTTTACCGTCCCACTGCACAATGCCCACGCCGAAAGCGCGATTTGTTGCCCCATAATATTCCTTATAGAAATTGATCATAACTTCATTGGGAACATCTGAAAGTGAAGCGGCTGAATTTGGCAATCTCCATCTGTTAGTTCCTTGAATGAGTGCGGGAGATAGCCATGATTCTAACTGCATGTTTCCTATCATGCCCGCAATAGCTGATTCAGACCATCCCAGATTTTTAAAATACTGGTGGATCTTTTGGGCATTCTGTCTCTGCTTTTCACTGATATTACTTGTATTTGTTGTTCCCATCTGGCCGCCGCTGTCTGTTGTCATCCACCAACCATTGATTAGTTCGGCATTCATTCAAAATAGAATCCCCCGTTCATAAATGTTTCGATCATGGTTTTCTCTCTGTCCGTGCATGGGATCATCACATGAGCATCGCGGCATTTGATGTATCCGGAAAGAGTCCCAACTACTCGCTGTTGCATAAGCGGCCTACCCAGAATTGAATCACTCGCCGCCGTGATATTTGCGAACGTTGCGATCAATTGAGGATGCATAATCTCGGAGATAAATGAACCATTTGCCCCGATGCTCTGCACCTGAGGCGAGTATGCAGAAACTGCCGTCTGCACTGCTCCAGATAATACGGATAGCAGATTGCCCACAAGCCCACCGCTTGCCATCTGGCCTATGGATGCAGAATAATCACTCATAACCTGTGCAAGCTGAATCGGAACACCAAACATTGCAGAGACTTCACCCGCAAAGATTGTAATCTCCCCGGTATGCTGCTGATTTGGAACAATGCCGATTCGCATCGTTGCCTGTCCGGTGATATGATCGATATATACAGGGCAACGCAGATAGTCACCATATGCACGGATACTGCTATCAATTGGAATTGCTCCAAATGGCGGACAATACATTGTGTAATAGGCATATGGGGAAAAATTCAGAAAAGAGCCGCGAGAGGATGCCTGATCATGATTCGGAAATCCGCCGCTGACTTGCACCTGTTCTGCAAGAGTCGTGACCAGAACAGCGGATATCCCCGTATCCCAATAACCAATTTTTATTGTAGCTGTTGCGCTTCCAAAATTATTAATAGCTCTCGGAAACCACATGCACGAAACAATATATTGTGCGGGATTAAATAGACCTTTAAAAAGCCCTTCTGAAATCTCGGTAATATTGGAAGCTTGAAAAATGTTATTGCCGAAAATATAAGAGATGAATGATGCTATCTGAGAAGCGGACAATGCATAGTAGGTAACAGCTCCAACTCTGTTTGTTCCTTCCTGATCGTTGATAACGCCGACAACATACGTTCCCCCGGATGGTGCGACGTTTTGCCATGCATTAGCGAGAGCAGTATATTTTTTCGTATAGTCTGTCTTGGCGGGGAATTGCATGTCTATGATGCTTCCATCATATGCCGATTGCGCTCTCTCAACATAAACGGTCTGTCCTGTTATGTAAGATTTCCAACTCGCGAGAACATCCACCGCAAGCGAGCACTCCCAACACCCGCCGACGTATTCCCAGTTTGATACAAAATAATACCTCTGAAATTTGGCAATGTATGCATAGTTATACATAACAGGCGCGATATTTGCACCAATTGCCGCCTGAGTCAATCGGATTACCGGATACAAAAAATTCACTGGCTCTTTGAAAACAATGTCAAAAGGTACGCCCTCGTCCGGTTGCAATGTGGAGTTTTCACGTTTTGACAACTGGTAAAACTGTACTTGCATATTATCACCTACCAAAAAGCGGAGACGGGAAACCCCGTCCCCGCATAGGGAATTGATTAGTCCAGGAGCAGAAGGACTGCTTTTTCCGTGTTATCCATAAAGACTTTCTGTTTGCAATGCACCCAGATGTTTCTGTACAGGCCGCTTGCATTAACAGGAGTGCTGATCATACGCCGATCGAGGAGAGCATAGCCCATAGCATCCTCATCGAACATCAAGCCAAATACACCCGCCTTTGTCACTGCCGTTTCCGGAGTGACCACTGCACCCGCCGCACTGGTATAGGCAGGAGTCACATTCACAGTATCAGGAGTTCTGATTGACTGCCAGAAATTGACAGATTCCACGTCTGCATATTTAAGGTAGGTATCATGATAGGTATCTGCAAGCACTCTTGCATCCATCTGATGCCGCGCCGGAGCAAACATATAAATCTTCTGCATCTGTACAGGCGTATGCCGGAGAATAGGTTTTCCGGTAATCACTGTCTGGAAAAGAGTTGAATTTTCTGTCATGAGATCGGAGATACTCGCCACGCGAGAATATACCCACTTCATGAACGCCGGGAAATTGGCGGGCTGATAAACGGTTGTCGCCGTAAGGGAAAGCCCCGTCTGTGCATTATACTCGGAGAGCAGATGAACATTACGGTTTGCATCATTCTCTGCGACGATAGCACCGATCATGTTAGCAAGCAGGCCGCGAGCGATTGCGTCCCTAGACATCTCCAGACGGTTCGAAAGATTCGTCATAATGAGAGAGAGGAATGAACCGAGTTCATCCGGGGATCTGAAAGCAGTTTCAAGCTGATCCTCTGTGATGGTAATATGATCACCATACACGGACTGCCCGAAAAAGTTGGTCTGCAGGACATTGGGCTTTTTAATTCTCCACTGATCGACCATGCCCCCGTCACCGTTGGCGGGATTCTGCGAAGCATCATAGGTCACGGGGTATTTGTATGCTTCATCGTCTGCCCAATCACTGTCCGCGATGGAAAGCTTACGCATATAAGCACCCCATCTCGGAAGGTCTTTTTCCAGACCCGCGAATTTAGCGGAGTAAGGCCTAATTGAGAAAATGGTTCTGGAGAGAACATTAGAGATTGCATTCATTACCGCATCATTGCCCGCCGCAATTGCTGTCTGTGCAACGGAAACAAAACTTGCAGTGTCAGTAGGAGCAAGCACGGTTTGACCCGTTGCCTGTTTTACGATTGCAGTCAATACGGTTGCAATCTGCTGAAAAGTCATAGTATTTACGCTCATGATATCACCTCATTATTTTTTATCTGCTTCTTCAAACGGAGGACGGATGATCCCCGCAAGCACCTTTTCTGCATCCGCTGTTTCTGGCGGCTGTTCAAATCTCTGATTGATGATATTCTGCTTTTGCAGTGTCTCTTTCAGTGATTTGATTTCTTCCCTGAGAGCATCTACAGCGGGATCATGGGTTTCTGCATCCGTATGTTCTGGTTGCTGTTCTTCCGAATGTTCGGGAGTGCCGCCGTGATCCTGCCCGGGATCTTCTGGCTGTTCTTCAGAATGTTCGGGAGTGCCTCCGGGATTTTCTCCAGAATTGCCGCCGGCAGCAGAAACAAGCAGCATAATCTGATCCGGTGTAAAACCCTTTGAAAGTAGGTCAGAGATTTCAACATAATTCACAGCTTTTTCAACATCCTTTCTATGTTATTCACAGCGGATTGAATGATATCAAGTTGTTTTATGATATCATCGCTGATTTCATTATCCGGATTTTTACATCCATATTCAAGCATGGAAAGCAAACTGCAATAATTCCAACGTTTATCCGGATACTTCCCCCATTGCACACCGCCTGTTGTACTATGGATAACTCCATGCGGTTCGCCAAGATAAATCCCAACATGGACAAAGTTTCCCAGGCCGTCATTGTATCCTTTATCTTTTTCGCCGCCGTCCGTTTTTCTGGTATACAATAGGCAACCAATAGGCAAGGCACCAAAAGCCTGTTCAGCCTCTTTGATACTTCCTCTCCACTGCTGAAAATTGCGATACATGGAATTAGAACCGCGCCAGTCATAGACAGTTCCGTTTGGTTTCCTGATACCGCAATCAGCTAGCACCCTCTCAACGAATCCCTGGCAATCTAGCTTGCTATAAGGTATCCCAATATACCCACCGTCAATGGCTTGTTTCGCAAATTGTTCGCCAGTAACCACATGATCACCCCTTTTCTAATTGGTCAATCAATCTCTGCATGACCAGTGTGTTATTGTTTATGGCTTCCGTCATTTTTTCCTGTTGCCCATGAATCGTTAGTGTAAACGTTTCTTTGAGTTCATTGATAGACCTGTTTATGGTTTCCTCGCTTTCCTTGTGGTCTTTCCTTTCCTGATTGAGTGAGTAGAAAAGAATGATGCACATTGCCACCGGGAAACCCAATTGAGAAACCATGGTTGATATCAGATTGATTGTCTCCATGTACTCACCCCGCCTATTAAAAATATGGGCTGTTCCAATCTCGTAGCCGCGCCCGGCCATCCCCGCTCTTCTGGAGCTTGCGTAGGGGAATTGAAACAGCCCATATTTATATTATTGATTTTTCCGTCACTGGTCAATGTCTGTCATCACTGAAAACGTAAATCATAAAGATTATAAACAGCACGAAAATAATAAAGAGTATTTCACCCGGCAATGTCGAAATTGACATATTTATTACCTTTCTTGGAAGTGTTCATCGTGATTACAATATCAGGTTTTTCTGCATCGGTGAGGGAACCGAAAGCCTCATCATAAGCCAAAAACTTATTGATGAAAGCTTGTACTTCCGTCTTGCACAGATTGCCTGTCTTGCCGTCCTTGATTACCAGAACATGGTGTTCCTTGCCGTCCTGGCCTTCATAGGAATGAGTATGGAAAGCAACGGGAGAGATTACCATACCTTCCAATTCCTTTACGTTCTGTACATCTTTGCTGTTCATGGCCTTGAAAATTTCAATTCTTGTGAGTTCCATAGTTCAAACCCCTTTTATTTTTTATTTGCCTTTTGGCATCTTTTATTGTGTTTATTTTTACATTCGATTTCAAGTGATTTTTAGATAATTTCTAAAAAGAATTTCATTTTCATATGATTCGAAGACGAACCGTTTACCCATCATATAAAGATGCCGCAACATCATGAAATCAGTTTGAAACATTTTTAGAGACATACCGTAATCATCATAGTATGGTTGTTTCTGCGTTGTATTGGATACATAGAATTCACGGATGCTTTTATGCTTGTATATCCCAATTTCCCCAATTGAGACAATATGCGTATACTCCGCAAGTGGCCTGCTTGCAATGTTGGTTTCATCCGTCCGAAAAGCATTGTCCAGAGCCATGGACAAAAACCCATCGTTAGCATTCTGATAAAGACTTGTGCTGCGTTTTCGGTCCGATATTGGAGAATCAGTGAGAAGAATGATTGTCCTGCTCTTGTCCTTTGTGGTGTATACCATCTGGTGCCCACGAATCATTTTTAACGCCGTTTTTGTGAAATGCCACCCGGAAAAATATGGGTTTGCTAACTGATTTGCATTGCCTAGCATGATACACTGAACAGGCCGCAATCCTTCCAATTCTCTGTTACGGTTCACCGTTTCATACAAGTTAAGGAATGCATTGAATTCATCTTTTATTGGTTTCTCTCCGACCATGGGTATACATTCGTCATATACCATGTAATCAATTCCGGAGAAATCAAATCCTCGAATAGTGGCAACGGTTGACAGGGAAACACCAATTGCGACCAATTCGCCCAGGCCTTGCTCTGTTCGGAATTCGCATAGCTTCGATCTCGGTCGCGGCATGATATCTAACATCTGGTCACTGTTCAGTTTCCGAAAAGGATTGCCTGATTCAGATTTGCTGATATCCAATTGAGACTGCAAGCGGCGAACATACAAAAATGGTTTTTTCTCTGAAGTCAGCTTTTTGAAAAGTCCGTATGTTTTACCCGTACCTCTCGCGCCAACTACCATGATAAACGCACTTTTCAGTGCTAGGATATAATCCCAATTGACCCATCCGTTTTTATCGTATATTTTCATTTCATTCCCTCCGATCTACAAAGTCACCGTATAGGATGATATCTGTTATCAGCTTCTTATAATCTTTTGACAATCCTAATTCATAGGTATTTGGCAATATCGCGACATTTGGCGTGATATGCACATCCCCTTCCGGGGTATGATGAATAAAATCATCTTTATCATTGTACACCGACAATGTGCCTGCACTCTGTCTCCAGATAAATCCCTCTTGAAAATTTTCAAGCTTTTCAAGTTCTTCCGCCGCATAGGTTGTATCCGTTTTCGGATTGACTTTTTTCGATACTCCAGAAACGGTTATATGTAAATAGCCGTGTTTCTCGTTCTTCTCGTATGCATATCTTTTCGCACCCAGTGTGATAAACCGATCATATTTCCCTTCGTCCTCAAAAACGCCGACAGGATGATTTTTCCCTTTTCGATCTTTTGCCACGGCGCCCATGCGCTCTGCAATTTTCCTGCGTTTTTTATTGATCTCCGAAAGATCAATATCACCGATAACCTTCACACTGTCCGTGTCGCAATATACCATCTTGTCCCCTGCCGCATCAATCGCATCCTGCAAGGCATGCCGTCCGAGTGCGGCCACGTACACCCCCCACTGGTAAGGAAAATGAGCTTTTTGCAGAGCTTCCTTGGCTTTTGCGGGATCATCATATAGGTTGACGTTCGTATAATTCCCATCATCATACAATACCTCGCTGTGTATCGGGTCTTGACAGGAACAGCCGAAAACAGCATTTACAAGAGCCTTATTCTTATTGTATTGATAAACCTCATCGTCATCGGTTGCACCTTTCAAGTATGTTTTTCGGTCGTAATATTTCATAATCACTTTACGGTATTCTTCCGGTAAATAGTCCTTTTGTGCAACCATGGCGGATTTCACAAGCACTTTATCAAAATGGTATTGACGAATCACAATATCTAAGTCCAGTTCCGTCAATGTCGTTTCACAAGTCCTCGCATATAGAATCCTTCCGTTGTCAATGCCGCCCAGAAAACCGGATGATTCAGTTTTTGCAAGGGAAAGATAGGGGATCGTGACACCGTCCTTTATTTTCAAGTCTAGAAAAACATACGTTGCAACTACGGAATAGCCCAGGCCGACGAATTTTAAAACCCGATTCAAATCTAGATTGTCGTTTAGAAACTTGTATGGTTTCATCGGGAATTTTTTGGTTAGTTGTTGTGCAGGATAGCAACTTGCCATATCATACGATGAAACATCTTTCAGAATCTGACCTACATACTTTCGGTTAGCATGGGTATTGCCACCACGAAAAGCTTTCCTGAGCATCCGATACACTTCTAATTGCGGTTTCATATCTCTCACCTGATAGCATAACGGTTTTCCAGAAATCGCCTTTTTGCAGTCTCTTCTCGGATAACCCGTAGAAGTCAGGGGAAGAGTTTGCAAATTGTCCCCATCTTTTTCCATGCGCTTTTTCATGCAAGCCACTAATGACCTAACATCCCTGACGCAATATTCTGTTTCATAGTCTGACAGTTCCGTCCATGGATAACGGATTTTATTATAGTCGTATTCATCGCCTGATAGCTTTTGCTCAACGCCCATATTTTTAGTTAGCTCTGCAAGTGATTGATTCGTCTGAATATAACTGCATCTGAATTCGATACAATCATACATGCGAAAATAAATGACTTTTCTGTTTTCCCGGAGAAAAACATCTTCATTATTGAAATGGTAAATACCTTGAATAAATTGCCATTCATAACTAGCGTTATGGATAAAGGAAACCAGACGGGGAACCGTAGGAAGATTGTCATCTGTCTTAATCTGCTCCAGAGCCGACCTGATGCACTCTGTCATCATAAGGAAATCGTCCCACGTCCGACCCATCACCGTAATAGATTCAAATTGGAATTGCCATACATACATGAAAGAATGCGAATTCTGCATTGCACCGTCCGGAATCGGTAAATCAAGGCGAGTCGTTTCAATGTCAAAGGCCGTCACTGCATCAATGATATAACGCCCGCCCGGCATATCTGGTTTCCGTTTTGGCAATGGCGGGATGATACCCCGCGCCCGGATCACTTCATACCAGTTTATTTCCGTCCATGATTGAATCATGACTCTCACCGTAGACTTTCAGAATATTCTGACCATAAATCATGGAATGTATTTTCGTCATACGAATCAAGCGTATTGAACAAATCTTCATTGTTCTCTCGCTCTGCAGTGAATCGTTCAAAGTCTGCTCTAATATCGTCAACTGTTGGCGAGTTCTGCAGAATTTTCTGGTAATCTTCCACGTATTTATCCATAAGATACAACGCAGATTCACTCACCTGAGAAAAGCGATATTCCATATATTCAATGAATTGTTTTATCCTGTCCGTAGGCACATCTAACCCCAAAGTCTTTGCACCTTTTAACAATGCTTTTTGTTTATCCGTCAATCCTGCTAGGATTTTGTCGCGCTTGTACTTCTCGCGGCGCCTGGCGTTGCGAGCATTCCGCTTTTCTACATCTTGCGCGTATTTTTCCCGCCGCCTGGCATTCCTTCGCTCACGCCGCTCCGCTTCTTTCGCTTGCTTTTCAGTGAGGAAAGCAGGCATTTTATTTTCAGTAACAAGGCGTTTTTCCGGATTTTTCGCCGCTTCGCGCAGAGTCGTGCCCGCACCAAGGAAGGATTTGACAGCATTCAACGCCGCTTCTTTTTCGGCTGCGCTTTTCAATTGACTGACTTTGGGGAAGGAAATACCCGGAGAAGCTAACCCATGAGAGGAAAGACGATCAATTCGCTTTTCTGCAATGCTACGAAGACGAGAATATTCCGACCTTGCCATTATAAGCACCCCCTGATAATATTGATATCAATTTTTCCGATGTATAGATTATTACACCGTTTTGATCTGGTCATAAGGCCGCACGTCCTGCCGTGTTCGTCTTGGTATCTGGCGGCATGCCATTCTAGAGTCTGTTGATAAATCCGGAGAATGTGATAATGGGCTTCAAAAAATATCTTGCAGTATCCATCTTTGAGAATATGTGCATATTCCTGACTTGTCATGTTCCCATGGGCAAGAACGATGAAATCAGAGGATGGGCGAACCCATCCCCCGATGTACAGATAATGCAAACCCGGTTTATACATTGTACCACGGCGGGCGAAGAATGTATATTTCATCTTGTCCCCTCCCGCCACGATTGCCGAACCAGAAACCGAGCAACAATGCAATACAAGCCAGAACAATAAATAGCGCAATCTGTCCATCATGAATTTTCTGCAATAACTCTAACTCTGTCATCCTGATCACCTCTCCCGCAACTTTTCACACTCCAGAATCAAATCATTGATTCGCATATACTGATATTCTGAAATCTCATGAGTGATTTTAAGCCAGTACATAATCGATTGCATGCCCTCGCGTGAAACGTTCGTGCGTCCCATGCTCATGAGATCGGACATATGTTTCGCAAGAAATACCCGCTTGGATACTGGCATATCCGGGACTAATTCCCGGATTGCCGCCGTAAATTCGAAGAAACTAGTCATGATTAGAACCCTCCCATATAAAGATAATTTTTTAATTTAGCATCATAACGATATGCCATCCAATTATATTTTACATCCGAACCGGAACGATTGCATGCATCGAGTTTATCTAAATACTCGGTTAGACTTTTATACGTGTTGAAATATCTAATCGGATGAACACCCATCACGGAATCACGAACCAGAACAGCAAACCTTGCACGCATTATAACACCTTCTCTGCACAATAATATGTTTTGTTGTCTCGCTCAATGGCGAGACCCTTATAAAATGCGAAGTCATAAACGGTCATTTCAAACTTGAAACCAGATGGGCAATAGATTTTAGCAGAATAAGCAGATGAACCAAGAGTGTACTTGTGATACAGATGACAATCTTGCTTCAGATTGCGAACACAGGAATTGTAAACAGCGCGAAGATTGTTACTTGAAATAAATTCACCTGTTGAGAGTTCAGCGACATAAAGACCATTATTTAACTCTTCCAGAACAAACATGATACTATCCATCGTTCTATAACTCCTCTTCACTTTATTATCAATAAATTCAATATGTTCAACCATGTTTAGCACTCCTCAATGATCTGTACCGTATCCACTGAAAGCAATTTCTCCATTTTCATAAGTCCCACAAAGATACAATGGATCGTTCATATTACTCCAAGCATAGTGCAATGTGATTTCACGCACCCCATGCGCAATAGATACAGAATACACCCGGATATCATCATAAGAAAAACAATCGGACATATCCATATATTCTATCAATTTCCATACATCCCAAATACTAGTACATTCCTCGCCATCCATCAGAGTTACAACCACAAATTCCATTTTTACCTCTTTCCTGTTTCACGTGAAACATTTTTTATTTTTTGTAAATGTCATTTACATTTACATGTAAATGATTCGATATGATTTTATAGATTCCTGCCTATTTTGATAATTTATTTTTTGTCAATCTAGCTATAATTCGTAATGGTTATATTTCTATACATACTTCAATGCTTTAGCGCTTTAGCATACTAAAGTGTGGGAGTTAGACATGACTAACTACCTATATCTCCTTT